TTAAGCACCCCGCCCTGCAACTCGCCCTTCCAGCCGAATTTAACTGCAAAGACCCTAGCGGCGTTATGATGATTCTCATCCATGTCTAATTCGTAATCCCAAGGCACTGTAATAGTACCGGCCGCAGCGATTGCTTTGATGTGAGCGCCTCTGAAATTAGTAGGGCATAGGCATTTGGTTTGAATTGCCTGTAGCATCTCATTTCCCTCTTGAAACCGATAAGTGTAATATACTACGCTTAGTGTAGCACTAGGCAACTACTCGAGTCTTGATCCGTCCTTATCATAATAATAGGGACCGCCGTCAGGTGTTTCATTGTTAGAAACAGCCAGCCAAAATTCAACAAAATTTTGAGAGGGTTCGATTTCTTCGGCCTCGTCAGACCAAGGCATCACGCCATAATGTTCCTTGCAGTCATTAACAAAATCACCCCATGCAGCGCACTCGCTGCCAGGTGCCACAGAGGCATTAAATTCCTTCATCAATCTTGATACCGTCGAAAGTGTTGTCATTCCATCCTCCAGACGCCGTCCCGGCGAAGCGAGCCCGGCGTCATCGTCAGGTCTCGGGCCGGTTAATGAGTGTAATATACTACGCTGAGTGTAGCACGTCAAGGGCTATTTTAGGGCTTTCGCAACGCTCTCGCGCTGGCTGATGGCAGCGTTTGAGTGTAAACAGCGAGGCAAAAACGGGCTCAGTGTAATGAAGAAATCGCTATGCTGTATATAAATATGCGATTCGGGGCGTAATTTTGAAGGCGCCGCAAATGTCTTTTTGTATATAGTTTGTAGAGGGAGATTGCAGAAATAACACTTTTAAGCTATATATTAAAAAGTAAAAAGGTGGCCTTTTTTGGCGTTTTTCAAAACAGAGACGTAAGTTTTTTTTAGAGGAAGTGTAGCATACTTGTGCGCTGTTACGTACAACGTAGTACAGTGGCGCTAGTGATACTAGGTGTATTATGTATTACATACAACGTAATAGCGTACAAGTATGCTACACTTAACAGGGCTCGCCTGAAAGGGTTGTTTTTTTAGAGGTTTCGTAAATATATATAAAGATATAGTATAGTAAAGTATAACACATTTTATTTTTCCTTTAATTTCAATGTGTTAGCCATCCGTACACGGTTTGTTCTGCAGGCGATTTTGGGCATGGCCTAAGTGTAACATGAAAAATACCTAATTACACTAAAACCTGTTAAGTCATTGATGTTCGCAAAATCGACTTCTCGCATATTTTTATACAGCAAGTCAGTTACACGTAGCAGTATTACTAACGATGTTATTTTCGGCTGCGGGGCAAGTTGGGGTAAACGACCGGACTGCCGGACTGATGAAAATAAACTGCCCCTGCTCTAAAACCGCGACTACTTTTCGAAATCATGTGTTACACTATAACACCCCTAGCTTGTCTGCACACAAAGATTATGATACCAGACGCTAGGAGGCTGCATGAATCACGACAAACAACTGATCGACATCGCTGTTGAGTTCAATAACAACCCATGTCTTGCGCATCGTGTTATATTCCCCCACAGGCATAGTGCCAAGACATCTGAGGCGCACGACGAGCTGATACGCTTGTTCCATGATGAGAGCGTGAAAAATGTCATAGGGTTGTGCTTCCGGGGCTTTGGTAAATCCACACTTGCCGAAGAAACAGTAGTGTTAAAAGCGGCCAGCGGGCTTGTAAAGAACGTGATTGTGCTGGGAGAGTCTTACACAAGAGCATGTGAGCGCCTCAGGTCAATACGCCGTGAGCTGGAGAACAATGAATGGATCGCCGCAATCTACGGTCCTCAAGTGGGCGAGACATGGTCGGAATCAAAGCTAGTTCTTGCCAATGGCACGGCAATAACCGCGCAAGGGCAGGGTATGGCTCTGCGCGGTATGAAGCACGACACGGACAGACCTGATATGATCTTCATAGACGATCTGGAAAGCGAGGAGACTGTCAGCACTCCCGCAGCACTGGAGAAGCTGAGCGATTGGTTCTATAAAGATCTGATGCCTGTCAACATGCGCGCCCGCAAGCTAATCACGGCCACTCCGCTCGATCCAGAAGCCCTTGTCGTGAAGCTGTCCAAAGACCCTGCGTACAGAACATTGACAGTGCCAATTGATTACATTGACGAAAACGGAGTGCGGCGAGCCACATGGCCCGAACAGTTCCCCTTAGAAATGATCGATGATATTGAAGACAAATTCCGGCGTGCCGGAAAACAGGCTGCTTTCGCGCAAGAGTACCGGGTGCAAGCGGTGGACCCTGCTACCAAGCTGTTCCGGTATAACATGTTCAGATGCGATCCGTCACTAAAGCATACATGGGAGCCTGTCTACATAGTCTATGACCCTGCCAGAACTAACAAGACAACAAGCGCAACAACAGGGTATGTAGCAGCTTCATGGGTAGGGCGTAAGCTCATTATTTGGGAAGCGGGCGGCGAACGGTGGATGCCATCGGAGATGATCGAGCATATGTTCGCGATGGAGAAAAAGTATGAGCCCATCATTATCGGCGTGGAGAAGGACGGGCTGTCTGAATGGATAGAGGAGCCTATCAGACAAGAACAGATCAAGCGAAGCCTCGTCATCCCTGTCAAAGCCATCAAGGCGCCGCGCGACAAATTGAACTTCATTCAAAGCCTGCAGCCATTGATGATATCGGGTTCGATTGTGTTCGCCGGAGACATGAATGCACAATGGGTTGTGAACACCATCAATCAGTTTCTGTCTTACCCATCCGGCGCCATAGACGTGCCGAACGCGATGGCGTATCTTCTGAACGATCAAGTGAAGCAAGGAACTCCTGTTTATGATGATGCTAGCCAAGCACATATCGCTGACCATCTGGCTCTACGGCCTGGGCCTGTCCTGCTTGGAGTTAATGCTTCAGCGTTTGGTTCGACAGCTATATTGTGCCAATACAAAAACTCGATATTGACAATACTGAACTCATGGGCTTTACCTGGGGACGCGGGACAAACCATGAGGCCAATCCTTGAAGAAGCGCAGCTCTATGCCGGTCGATCGCTCACGGTTAGTGCCCCTCCGGATAACTTCGATACCAGGAACTCCTTGGGATTGCGTGCAGCCCTGCGAGGCCTTGCAGAGCTACGCAGAGGTGGTGATGCTGTGCGGGGCAGAGAAGTTATACGAGGCTTGTTTCGATCGGAGGTGGCTGGTGCCGCTCGAGTGCTTACCGGGCCCGATGCCACCTGGGCAAGACGCGCCATATTTGGCGGCTACGCGCGCTTGGATGGAAAGGTAGACCCTGTGCCTGGGCTCTATGCAACCCTCATGGAAGGGCTGGAGAGTATAATGGCGGGGGTAAGCCAGCAGACGGAGGATACGCAGCAAATGATGGCCGTGGACCCGAGAAGCGGGATGCGGTATCAGACAGCGGCATTAGAGAGAGGGCGAGGATGATCGTGGTTGAGAAGATTTTGGAAGATCGGGAAAAGACGCATGGGGCGTTCTCAGAGCATGCGTCTTTCACCCAACAGATAAAAGCAGCGATGCAGCCTCGTAATCACAAGTGTACCGCGATCCAGAACGAAGCTTTGGACATGATCGCGCACAAGATCGGGCGCATCCTTGCGGGGGATCCCAACCATAAGGATCACTGGGATGACATCGCCGGGTACGCAACGCTCGTCAGCAAAGAGCTGGATCAGAAGCTTGCACTGACTCCCGTGCCTCCGCGGAAACCAGACCCGCAAGAATATCAAGCTCCTGTTGACAAGTACAGACAGTTCAAGGTATGAAATAGGCAGGCATCCTCCCTCCACAGTGCCTTGACTTTATGGCGCCTATTGAGCATAAACTCGATAGGCGTTTTTTATGGAGACACGCATGGCAGTGCCCACCTATATCCTTGGAGCCCTTAATGCTTTTGCGGTGATCGCCAAAGCGCAAACCCCGGTCGATAGTTCGACGCTGTCCGTGCTTGAGCAAATCGCACAGATGCTCGACTTTGCGATTGGCAGCAACTCGCTTTACACAAGCGCCACGACTTCCACGACGGCTATCGTGACACCCTCGTTTTATCCGCCGCAGAGCGCGACCGTGCAGCCCATCGATACGTCGTTCATTGGCGGCGTTGGTCCGGGCCAGCCTGGCAGTGCGTGGTAATCTGAATGGACAAAGAGGCGGAAGACAAGGACCGCCTCACGGAGGCGCCAGACAAGCCGCGTAAGACGCGCGCCAAGAAGAACGGCGTGCGGGCGAGGAACGATAACCTTGCCGAAGACGATGACATTGTAGAGCACCTTGAGAAACTCTATGACGACATCGAGGCCGGCTTCGAAGCCGAGGCCGATAGGCACACGGACATCGTTGACAACTGGAAGATGTACCGGTGCGAGCTGGATGCGCACCAGCTATTCAACGGGCGGAACCAGCTCTATTTGCCTTTGGTCTATGACGCCACGCGGGCGCGGGCGACCCGGTTCACGAACCAGCTTTTCCCACAAAACGGCAAGCATGTAGAATGCACAACGGCAGACGGGACCTTGCCGCGCGCCGCGCTGGCGATACTGGAGAGGCACATCGACAAGGCCCGGCTGAGGGAGCTAGCGCCTGCCATGTTCATTGCAGGGGACCTGGAGGGCAATTACAACCTCTATGCGCAATGGCAGGACAAGAAGCGCTACGTTACCAAGCGCGTGAGCAAGCCTGTTGAGGTGGAAGAGGGAGTGCCTGCGGGTAAGACCGAGGACGTGGAGGAGGAAGAGATTTCCGAGGGCGGTCCTTTGGTGGACATCATCCCGGACGCGGACATTTGCATCCTGCCTGCGACGGCCTCCGGGCTCGACGACGCCATAGCCCAGGGCGGGTCGGTGACGATCGTCCGGCGGTGGAACAAGGCCAGGATCAAGCAGGCCATCAAAGACGAGGAGATCGGCGAGGACGAGGGCGAAGAGCTGCTTGAGAACATGAACAAGCAGGAAGATGGGAAATATTTGGACAGCGCCAAAGCGGCAACCAAGGCCGCAGGGCTTCGTAAGGACGGGCGCGGTAAGTGGGCGCTTGTCTATGAGACATGGACGAACTTGGAGGTAGACGACGATGAACGCCTATGCCAAATCTTCTTCGCTGGTGCGGACAACATTCTCAAGGCTAGACGCAATCCGCTTTGGTCTGACAAGTTGCCTCTCTTATCTGTCCCGGTGCAAAGACAACCTGGCTCAGCGAAGGGACAGGCCCCGGTCGCCGCAGTGGCCGACATGCAGTATTATGCGAACGATGTTTTAAACGAGACGGCGGACGCGGTTAATTATGCGCTATTGCCCATCATAACCCGCGATCCGGAGAGTCAGACGGCTCCTATGGTCCTGGCGCCTGGCGCGATATGGAACATAGGGCCGGACAAAGTCGGGACTTTAAAGTTCCCGGAGATATGGAAAGAAGGTTTTGAAATCCTGGCAGACCTCCAAGCTAAGGTAAACCAGACGCTATCCGTTAGTCCGGCCATGATAACCCAGCCGCCGGGCGGGGCCAAGGCGAAAAAGAACCAGGCCGAGATAGCCCAGCAGCAGCAGGTAGAGTTGCTGACGACAGCCGACGCGGTGGCCGTGGCCGAGCAGGGCATCTTCACGCCGCTCGCGAGCCTCATGCTCGATATGGACTATCAATATAGGGACAGCAAACTCCTCGTCCGGCAGTACGGTCCCATGGGGGCGTCGGCCATAAGCGAGGAGGTTCCCCCTTTGCAGAACGACGCGCGGTTCGTCGTGCGGTGGTGCGGGGTCGAGGCGGCGCGTGGGGCCCAGCAGATACAGCAGAAGATCGCCCTCATGGGCATCCTCAGGGCGCTACCGCCCGCTAGCTACCCTGATTACACCCTGGACATGCAACCGATGATCGTGGACGTGGTGGAGAGCACATGCGGGCCGCAGCAAGCCAGGCTCACCCTCAAGGACCATCGTTCGCAGCTCAGCGTCGATCCGGCGATCGAGAACAGCATGATGGACGATGGCCTGTTCGTGGACGTGCATCCGTCCGACAATGACCAGGAACATATTGCGGCGCACACGGGGAAATTGAAGTCGGAGGGCGATCCGGCCGGGCTGCTCTTGCCGCAT